GTTTTGGAGACGATTCGCTGTTTGAGAGACAATATCAGAAGTGGTTTTGCATTGTGGCAAAACAACTCGGAATGGATGTCAAAGTAGAAAGATACGACCCTGCAGCCGGAATAACTTTCCTTGCGAGAGTTTACCCCGACCCCTTCACCACCACTACAACGTTCCAAGATCCCCTCCGTACATGGAAGAAACTGCATCTTACTACGCGTGATCCCAATGTACCAATTGGTGACGCAGCAGTTGATAGAGTAGAGGGATACGAAGTGACTGATGGATTGTCTCCAATCGTTGGTTCCTTCGTTAGAATGATAAAACGAGTGTACAGTACCTGCAATACCTTGGAGGTAAGAAGAAAAAGAAAGAGTTGTGACAAAGAAAAGCCCTACTGGTTGACCACCGGTGGGGCTTGGCCACAAGCTGTAGAAGACGTCGAACTGATGTTCCAAGTTGCTGCCTATAGGTGCGGTACCGACGTCGAAAAATTGCGAGCATTTGACCGCAAGTTGCAAGATAGCAACACAGCTTGGTTCGAGCAGGTGATCCCACGGGAAAGTCAGAGTCCCTACTCTGGGACACTTGCACCCGATGGTTTACCCCTCGGAGACGTGGACATGCGTTTAATTCAACATGAACGCCAAACGCACCATTCTCGAAGCAATGCAACAATTGCCAAACAGCTTGCAAGCCCAGCAAAGCCTGTTCAAAGCAAGACTCGCGATGATCCCAGACGTGCCACCCAAAGTGGCAGCGGATCTGGCCAATTATCAAGCCATGCTAAAATCAATAATGGAGAAATCTCAAAAAGCGCTCGACAGCCTAATCAGCAAACCATCGATTCGAGCCTTTTTCGCCAGCGCAGGCGGTCCGGCAAGCGAGGAGCAAGTGAAAGACCTCAGCACAATTCTGCAAGGAATGAGTGCTCTTTTCAGCGAGCTCCAACCAAGCCTCAGCCGCATTCTCCAACGCGAGCCCGAAATCCTTCAGGAAACAGCAACCGAGATCAACCCGGAACGTCAGCCGGAGCCCGGAGTTCCAGATATGTTCGAAGTCAGCCTGGAAACTCAGCCGGGAACGATCGTAGTCGACACTAAAAATGGGTCCTACATCGAAATTCGTGACGCTTAATCGTCACCCCAGGGGTTAGTAGCGTGCTTTCGCAC